CAAAATCAAATTCTGGATTCGTAGTTTATCGCTGGCCTTCAACGGGCCACCAGCCGCCGACGTTATATCCTCGGCAGCCGGCGAGTATTTATAATTTGTGTAAACGTCCATGTTAAAATCCTTCTTTACGTTCCGCGTTTTTTCATTTTCCGCGGCTTGTTCCAGTATGGGCTTTTACATTTTGGACAAACCTTCGGCTCAACGTCTTGCCGCCGTGGAACCCATTTATGCCCGCAACGCTCGCAAACATAAGCGTAAACTTGAACCTTACCCATTTCTTCACCGCTTCATCGGTTTTCTTATAAGTATTTAAGTTTTGCGGATTTATCAAAAGGTTTATATACTTTAAAGTAATATACTTTAAAGTGTGAGAAAATGGCTGTGTTTGAAAGACAAGGCAAAAAATACGTTTGGCTCAATATTCCGCAATTTGTCGCCGAGCTTCCAGAAGCCTTAGCCAACGACGAAGAATTCGTCTTAAAAGTGCAGAGGGCTTACCTGAATCAGGTTGTTTTCAATCACGGCTGGGGCTTCACGGTTCGGCATAAGGGCTGGCGCATACGTTTCGACCTTGAAAATACAACGAAAAACAAGATTCCAAGAATCTACGAGCCATGCATAGAAGAGGAGCCAAAAGCTGTCCAGATAACGTTGGGCGGTAACGCTGTTAGTGTTCTTGTTGGAAAATCTCGGAAATTTCGTTCCGTCCGTGGCATATATGAAAAAGGTTACGGTAGAAAATGGGAGGAAAACGAAATTTGAGAAAGAAAATTGTTTGTGTCGGTTGTGGTAAAACTATTGGATGGGTAAACGACGACTTTTATCTGGCAGCACCATATCATAAAACAAGGGAAACAGTAATGTTGATGCCGTTGGAAGGCAGCTGGCCGTTATGTAAAAAGTGTCATGATGCTCATTCGGATGTTCTGTTAAATTTAAGAAAAAAATGGGAGTGTGAACCAGCTTATGAAAAGTTTTAAAAATTGTTATGGTTAAACTTGAAGGGAGGTGAGAAAGCGGGATGAAGGAAAAATTCATTGTTGTTGCGTTGTTTTCCATGGTTTTGCTGGCGGGATTAGGCTACGCGGCGAACTGGCAAACCGTAACTACATTTCAAGGCTCATCGGACACAACAACAAACTATTTCAAAATCGACGCAACTGAATGGCGGATAAAATGGAGCTACACGCCTAAAGCGGGGATCGCTGGAGACCTTGCAATATTCAGTTTCCTCGTCTACCCCAAAGGCGAAACAACACGTTACGTGGAATCTTTAATGAAAACTGGAAGAAATGAAACAAGCGGAACATTATACATTCACGAGGGCGGCAAAGAATACTACCTGAAAATTATAGTGGCAAACATTGACGGCTTCACAGTAACAGTTGAACAAGACGTTGACACTATTCCAAAGGGGGCTGAAGGCGGAAGCTCGTTGGGCGCAATTGCCTTCGTTTTGATTATCGTGGTTGTGATAGTGTTGGCTGTGGTGCTTATTAAACGCAGGAAAAAGCCGCCGGCGGTCCAAACACCAACCAAATGAAATATTTGGAAAATTCCGGAGTTTTTCTGTCCTTTTTTCGTTTTAAGCTTGAGGCTGATTTTGTTGATGCGGAAAAACTCCTGCACGTTTCCAATCCCTTTTTAAACGTTGTGGGCGCATGCGTTAAGTTTATAGGGCGAATTCTACTTGTCCAGTCGCCAAATCCACAACCATGTTTCCAAGAACAAGAAATATTTTCGCCCGTTTACCTTTACCCGCATAGACAGTTTCCACAAGCGCTATTTGGTCTGTTATTATCAAGGCTTTACTGATTTGACAAGTGTCGGTTAAACCAACAGAATCCAAAACAGCCAATATTCTGGATGGAACCTGCACGGCGTCAACAAGGCTGACGGAGTCGCTAACACGCAGTTGCTTTAAAACCTTGGCTAGATCCGTGAGGCTTATATTATCTGTGATTGTTAAAAGTTTTCCAACGGCAATAGCTTCGATGGTTGACACAACATCCGTTATTGTTAGCTGCTTGTTTCTTAAGATGCTTTCAACGGTGCTAATCGTGTCTTGGATTATGAAGTTTTTGTTGGCGTAAACGACATCTGTTAAACCGACATAATCTTCAACGGTTTTAAAGACTTGGGCAATTATAACTTCAACAGCATCTGTCAGGGTTATCGAATCAGTTAGTAGCAATAGTTTAGTTAAGGCAACAGCATCGGAAAGCGAAAGAGTATCAACCAGTTTAACCAGTTTATCTGTCTTCGCGATATCCGTCACGTTTAACTGTTCCAGAATCTGCACAAGTTTGTCTCTGAAAACCGTGTCCGTCACTGTTAACTGGTCGGTTAAGGTCAAATATTTGTCACGAAGTATACTGTCTATTAAGCTTATAGTGTCGGTTAAAACTAACGTTTTTGCTACGGCAACAAGCTCCGTGAAACTTACAGCATCCGTCAACGGAATCTGCTTGTCCCGTAAAAGGCTGTCAAGAAGAATTAACGAGTCTTGAATTATCACGTTTTTGTTGCGGAAAACTTGGTCAGACAAGCCTATACTGTCTTCTACAACTTTAATTATTGCGCCAACAAGAACTTCAACAACGTCTGAAAGGCTTATCGAATCAGTCAACAGCAAAATCTTTAGGGCTAAGGCAACATCAGCTAAACTAACCGTGTCCGAAACTTGCAGCTGTTTATGGCTTAGCACGGCGTCGAGAAGGCTTAAAACATCTTGAACTGCAAACTGTTTATTGCGAAGTATAGCGTCCGTCAAAGACACAGCGTCTGTTAACGTTAACTGTTTGCCTCGGTAAACAGCGTCTGCCAGCCCGACGGAATCAAGAATTGAGAATGCTTTGTTGCGTAAGACTGTTTCGGCAAGTGTGACTGCATCCGTTACTGTCGGTGTCCAGCCTTTCAACGGAGTGTCAGCCAATCCAACGGAATCAGTTACGGCAAGTGTTTTGTTACATAATGCAACATCGCTTAAACCAATAGCGTCTGTAACGGTAACTGTCACACCAGCAGCTTGAAAACTCCAGTCTTGGCTTCTTGTCTGGTCAGCTAGGTTTAATGTGTTGTCGTCTATTCTTAAGTAAGCGTACTGTCCAGACCTGAATTTGGTTACGTTTGCTATGTAGTCTATTTCAAGGTAGTCTGTCTGGTCTTCAACTGTGTATTCTGCAAAACTGTAATTGGCTCCAGTATATGTTGCCCATGAACTGCCAAGGTTTGCGGACGGGCTGGCTCCAGTAGCTATTGTTGTCCTAATACTGCCATCTGCTTTCAGAATTTTAATGTCTATTTCAGCGTGAACCGTGCCTCCGCCAGTGTAAGCCCTATAAGTTGCGTAAATTGTTGATGATAAAATCTTGGATATGCCAGTAAGCGGATAAACAAATCTGCCCCAGACTACACGGAGAACGAGTCCAGTTGAAGCGATAAGAGTTGTTCCAGAAGCGTCTGCTGGCGTGTCCAGCTTTAGAAGGTAGTATGTTGTTCCAGCTATTGTTGTGGTTTCTTGATGGCAATAGAGAATAGCGTCTACAACTTCGCCTTTTGTTGTAAGCAGTTTCAGCTTGCCAATTGGATTATCCATTTCGGCTCAGACCACTTAGCATAAAAGCTGAAGTTTAGCTAAACGTTATCTGCAGGCTTAAAGTCCAAGTTTCACCACTGCTTTTCGTTCCTTTGCTTACAACTTTGCGGTTAAGGTTTACTGCGGCATCACTGCTGCCGTTTGCAACCGTGAACTCGTTCCATGCGAAGTTTGCGTCTGTTCCCCCGAAAGTTGCGCGCCACTCGCATGTCTGGTTAGTTCTTTGAGGATAGCCGCTGTCCATAGGCTTATACTGCTTGTTCGTGCCCTGCAGTCCAGTTTGATCTGCGCTTTCTGCTGTTGTGCCATCTCCAACACCAAGGTAGGCGTTGGCTGCGTTCCAAGGTGTTCCAGTTCCGGTGCCGGCAATCAAGTCAATCAGCAACTGCAGCCCCTCGTTTAAGGCTATGTTGCCTTCAAAACGTTCCTCGCCGAGGAAGGCTTCTGGAAACTGGCGGGCTACGTCTTCAACGTTTGCGCCCTGCTGAAGCATAGACGCTATGGTGCCGTCTGGATCCTTGAACTTGCTTATGCTCCACACTGTTTTCCAGCTAACCTTCTCATGTATGTTTTGCATTTTCAACTCACCTCGCTTTTACCCCCGCCTTTTAAAAAGCGGGTTTCCCGCATAGGCTCGCAAAAAGGGGCCTATGTTCGGGCCACGCTTTGCAACGTTCCATCAGGGTTCCAAACAAAACTCAACGTGAAGAGCAACTCGTTGTTTTCGCCGAAAAACTTGATTGCCGCGATTGTCCCGTCCGGGTTCCATGTGAATTCAAGTTTGCAGATTTTTTTGCCTGTCGGCGCGCTTGTTAAATTGCTTAAAATCGCGTTGTGTATTGATTCACCGCCCCAAACGCTCATGTTTTAGGCCTCCTTAAGTTGGACTGTGAAGTATCGGATGTTCTGCCCGCCTACAAGCCTCATCTCGATCTGCACGTTCACCACGTAACAGTTTGTGGCCGGAAGCTGGTAGCGGTCTCCCTCGTCAACCGTGAATGTTACAGTGTCGCCTAACTGCAGCTTGTTCCGTAGGTATAGGGCTGCGCTGTTCGACCAGGCCACGTCCTTTTCGACGCATGAAAGGCTCCAGACGCGCTTAAGTCCATACACGAAGCGCTTAAGGGCTAATGCTTGGTTTTCCCACGCGAACCATTCGGGGCCGATGGGCTGGCTTGACTCCGAAAAATCAGTCACGTTAAGCGTGTAACTGTCAATTGTGAAGGTCATTGTTCAAAATCCACCCCTATTAAGGCTGTATAGTCAAATTTTTGCGGGAAGGGTTGGGCTCCGCTGCGGATCTGGTTTATAACGTTTTTAACTACATCCTTCAAGTCCGCAACCGTCAAGTCCCTGCCGAGAAGCTCCCTCAGCTGTTTTAGGCGGTCCTCAAGCTCGGAGACGTCGATTTGAACGTTTTTAACTGTGCCATCTGGGAAGTCTGCCTCGAAAACAAGCACGCCCTTCCCGAGAACGGTTAAAACTTGCTTGAGCTTTATCATTTCGCTTTTACCTCACGTCTACGGCTATTATGCTTATACAGCCCCCATAACCGCTGGCAAAAAGTAGGCTGTTAGACACCTCAACGCTCTCGAAGGTGTAATTCCATGAGAGGATGCCCGTCCCGCTCGCCGTGCTGTAGTAGTCTGTGGAGTCGCCGAAACTTATAGCCCTCTTTTTCCCGAGCTTCACCACTTTAGTCGGATCGGAAAGGAGGGGTTCAGCCACCAGATATAGGGTTGAACCCTGCGGTATTTGGAGGCTTACAGGCTGATGTTCGCTGTCTCCTAGAATCCACGGCGACAAGACAATGTAAACGTAAGCGTTGCATGTTTGGGTAGCTGAAGTGCCGTTGTAGGCTTTGACTATTACCGTGTGACTAGTTTCCGCGTCGAAAACAACGAACAGTCTCCCAAACGCTCCTTCCGCCTTTGTGACATCGACTGTTTGAACGTCATTGTATCTCTCGTTCCAAGACATCTGAACATCGTCAACGAAAATCTTCCAGTTCACATAACCACTTTCGTTGGCTTCTCCGACATTTTTCAGTTTGCTTATAGCGTTATTGGGCACAACCGCCGCGACGTATATCTGCGCGACATACTGTTTAATCTTGCCTACGGCGGTTTTCCTCGCGGGCAGACTTGAGGCGGGTATGGAAACACTGACAATAGAGCTTTCCACCCCTGCAGCAACGTTCCCGCTCCCGTTAGCGTTCTGGTAGGAGGTGTCCGCGAAGTCGGCATACCCCACTTCTATGTTGTTCATTTGTATACATCTGTTGCTTGCCGCGTAGAGCTGGCTTGTCTGGAAGTCCAGCGTGTGGGATCCGTCGGGGACCATCAGCATGCATCTCGGAGACGTGCGCAGCCCAGCTGTGCCTGAAGGGACATAGCCGGAGCCCCAAACCGGGTTCCCGTCCAGGAGGACTCTCGAGCCGCCGTTAACTTCTGAATAACTGTGGTAGTGGTCCCAATGTATCACGACAAGCCTCGGAGCCGGAAGCGACAGGCTCAATGAAAGCCTCGTCGTCCAATCGTGCACGTCGCACCCTTGCGCGGAACCCTTATACACGAACACCTCGTTTTTGAGGCGCCTAACCATCTCGCTCAATAGCATTAGAACACGACACCTCCCATGACGCGGATGCGCTTGGTCGGCGCAGCCGCAGACGTGGCTTCAATGAGCGTGGTTTTCAAGGCTTCCTTCACCTTCTCCACGGCCAACTCGACCGTCCGCCTGTCCGCCGAACCCTCAACGTTGACAAGCGGAGCCGTTATGGTGACTGTTACGGGCGCAGGGGCTGGCGGAGGAACGGGTGGAGCAGCTCCCATATGGATTCCGCCCAGAGCTGCGGGCTTACCGACTTCAGCGACAAAACCTTTAACACTCTCAAGCCCACGATCCATGCTACCCCTCACAGCCTCAACCCATCTGTCCAAATCCTTCACGCTCGACTCAACCGCGTTGTGGATGGCGTGGGCGAAACAAATGCTGCTAATGAATCCGCCTATGGCGTCCGCAGCCCCCTTCATGGCTCCGCCGACGGCGTCCGTGAAGCCCTTCAGGGCTCCGCCAACGGTGTCCACCGCGCCTTTAATGGTGCTGACGGTGTTGCCAATCGCGTCGACAATAGGCTTAAACGTGCGTGAAAGCCAGTCCGCCAGAGGCTTGAGCACGTGGTCCCAAAGCCACTGTAAGCCGTCCTGCAAAGGTTTAAAGCAGTGGTCCCAAAGCCAGTTGACGGCGCCTCCGACAAGCTCGATGTTAACCTTCATCGTGTCGATGAGAAAATCGCCTAAAGGCTTCAAAATCTTGTTCCAGAGCCAGTCTAAACCGTCGCGGAGGGCTTTCGTAACGTCATCCCAATGTTTGATCAGGTAGGCGATCGTCGTTATCGGGCCGAAAAGGGCTGCGAGAATAGGGTTGTTCGTTATCGTGTCCCATAACCTTTTAAGCGTGTCTATGAAAGGCGAGACAACGTTGTTCCAGAGCCATGTTAAAGCGCCAATAATCGCGTCAACAGCCGGCTTGAAGAAGTTGTAAATTGCAGCTCCAATAGCGTTTATTGCGTTTCTGAAGGGCTCGCATTTCTCATAGGCGACGACCAGAATCGCTATTAACGCGCCTATTCCGGCTATGGCAAGTATAATCGGGTTGGCTGCGAGGAAGCTCATGGCTCCGCTTACAAGCTGAACCGCCGACTGGAAGTTTTGGAAGACCATTATCCCGCTGTTAACCATTGAAATCACTGTTGGAACAATGGAGGCTGCGAAATGCGCCAGCGTCGCGTTCGCATGGTCCTGCGACATTTGAACCCTTTCCACGGCCAGCTGATACCTTTCCTGAGCCAATTGAAGCTCTTTAGCCGCAGCCTGCGCTTTCTCGCTTTCAGGCCCATATTTCGCCACAGCCTCATTATACTTGCGTTGGGCAGCCTCAACATCTTCAGCAGCCTTTTTGACAAGGTAGTGGGCTCTTTCCACTTGATAGTTTGCCCTTTCAAGGTTGCTTAAGCCTACATAGAGGCTTACGCCCGAGCCTAAAAGCCCGCTGAAGCCTAAAGCCAGTTCTCTAGCCGAAGCCGTTGTCGCCTCTTGGGCTGCTTGAACATCCTCATTTGCGCTTTCAATCTTAGCCATAGCCTCCGCTGTCTCGTCGCCCAACTGGCGGACAGCAGCCAAGGCTTCGTCAACCTTGGCTGTTACACGCATTTCAAGCTCTTGACTCATTCGCTTTTGCCCCGGCTATAAAACCAGTTAAGCCATGAAACGAGGAAGCGAAACTGGAAAAGGCTCATGCTGCCAATGTATTCAAGCGGGTAGCCAAATTCGTAGGCGATTAGGCCTATGTGCTGGGCGTCCTCGTTGGCTCGGAGCCAATCGTCAAGGGTTTCCCAGCTAAAAAACCCATGTCTCTGGTGAGGGCTGTCATAAGTTTAGCTGCAACGTCCAACGGCAGGGCTTTGACTTCCTCGAGGGTTAAATCCTTGTCCGCCTTCTGAAGCATCAGCCAAAGCGTCATCACACCCCGCTCTTCAGGCGTCTTACACTTTGCCAGCTCAAGGCTGTCCGCTAATGTTAAGACGCCGTATTCGACAACTCCAAGCCCTTCAACTTCAACCCTGCGGATTTCCCTGCTGCTTTGAACTAGGGCTTTGACGTCTAATTTGGCGGCTTTTTCAGCCTTTTTCTGCTCGTATTCCTCGAGTTTTCTGGCGTATTCCTCCACTTTCCCGCTCATAGCGGAAATCACCTTCCTTCTCCAGTAACTTTTCTTTCGGCAAGCTTCCGCCTAATTCGTTCAAGCTTGCTTTTCCCCGGCCTCATTTAGAGCCTCCCCTAAACGTGGTTTTAACGCCAAAAACAGGCGGGTTACCGGGTTCAGAACCCGGTGGGACTTTGACCAGCTTCAGCCTTTTCGCAGAAACAGTTTGGTAAACGATTTTTAAGCCTTTGCAGTCGCGGATAACCAACTGCTGAAGCTTCTCAATTTCCCTCAGTGGTCCGACGGCTATGAGTCCAAAGTTTAGGATAACGTCTTTGTTTCGTTCCAGAGTTTCCATTTAAAAAGCCTCCAGAAAAGTGGAAAAGGGCTATGATTGTGTTGTGAACGTTATGCCGTTTCCTTCGCCTTTAACGTTCTCCATGATGACGCCGTGCTGCTCGACGGTTAGCTCCCAGCTTGTGAAGACGACGTTGGTTATGTCTATTTCCGGCTTGCCTGTGCCTGTTCCCTGTGGAAGCACGCTTATGGTTACAGCTGCCCCGTTTAGGACATTGTTGGCGTATGTGTTGTCAATGTATGCTTTTTTAATGTTGACTTTGAAGCTTTTGTTTCCGCTGGCTATCACCGCCGGCCTGTCCGGGTTTGTTCCTCCAATATAGTATTCCTTGATGAGGTCGGCGTCTATGCTGACGCTTACGCTTTTACAGAATCCAATCGTAGTTGCTCCCATCTTTATCACGGCTGATGTGCCAATTATGGGAGTTGACATTTTACACGCTCACCTCTTTCATACGAGTTTTTGCTTGCGGGCCACCCGCCTGTGGCAGCCCTCTACAAGCTTTCCCAAGCCTTGGCTTATCGCCTCTTGCATGGCGAAAGCCAAGAGGGGCAAATGCACTCCTGAATTGCGCGGGTCAAGAAGTATCGAGGCGCAATATAGCGGGTTCCAAATTCCTGGAATATGGCGTAATAGACGTAAGCGCCAACGCGGAGAACCAAGTCTCGTGTAACTGTTTGGTATATGCTTGCCCGAAGGGCTCCGGTCCTGACAGGCGCGTAAGCCCTCGCGCGGACGACAATCTGCTGGCCGATTTCGCCTAAAACGCCCGCAAACCTTTCCCGCAATTGTTCGGGCATCTGCCTTAAGGGCTTCGGCGAACTGCTTCAACTTCTGAAACGTCAACTTCTATCTTGACGGTCAAGCAAAACTCACCATCACGACTTGAAGGCTTAAACGAGCCAAATCCGGGCTTTCAACCTTGTTGAACTCACGCGTTATGTACGCGTCCTGGAAACCGCTTGGCGACAGACGCTTTCAAAATGCGGTAAACCTCGCCCCGCATGTTTTCCCGCGCGTTAACAGCATCGCTTACGGACGTTGACAACTTTGACGAGGACGTCAACCATAACGTTTTGTTCAACAAGATCCACGTCTTTGGCTATATTGCGGATGTTTGCAGCGGTCATGGGCGCATAACAGGCTACAACATAGTTTTTCGCCATCTTCGTGAAGTCTATGGCTTCAACCTTGCTTTTAGCCCAATAAATGTCCGCCTTAGAGGGGCTGGTAAGGCTCCAGTTGTCCTGAAGGTGCTGGCATAAAACTTCAGCTGCGTCCGCCATCAGCTACTACACGGCTCCACTTCATAATATTCGGCGAGCTTCTCAATGTCCACGCCCGGATCCAAAATTGTGACGCGCCCGTTAAGCTTCAATTTCACATAGTTTTTGAACGTCATGGACTGATCAGCCCGCCCCTATATTTCGGAACCTCTTCAGCAGCCGTGGCCTCCGCAGCCTTAACTGGCGTTGTTAAGTTTACTAGCTGGCGGACGAAATCCTCCTGGAAGCCTTTGATTGTGCGTTCAATTGCCTCTGCGTAGGGGCCGGCTCTTGGGCTACACGTAAATCGCCCAGGAAGTAGTCGAAGGCGCCTATCATGGCTCCGCCGCTTGAGACGACGAGGATGCGCATGCAAGCCAAATCTAAAGCAGCCATCCTTGCAACCGGATATTTCGGGTCGTCCGCGGTTAGGTCTCTACCCAGCAACGCGTTTATGTAGGTGTTTGCGAAGTCCACGTGGGCTTGGACGCTTGCCTCGGCGATTGTTAAGCCGTAAACCGTGTAAACCTTGTTTACGCTGTCGTATGTCATGTTTAAGGCTGCTTGAACATCGGATGCGGTTACATATTGCACGGTCATGTTAATCCCAGAACCACAGGCTCAGGAATTGGATGATGAACGCGAGGACTATCACGCCATACATTATGTCGCGGGCAAGCCAAATGTCAACGCTTGGAAGCATGTAGAAGGGCCAGTCAAACGTTTTAAACCCCAACGAGAGCCGAATCTCCACGATTTCAAGCTGCCAAAGCCCCGCGACAAGCATGAAAACGCTTAGGGCTATACAGCAAACGTTCTTCAAACGCTTGATACGCTTAAGGCTTAAACGCATAAGCCCAGCACCAAGCCGATTATGAAGCCGAAACTCCATTCGCGAAGCTCGTGGAACATTTCATCGCGGATTTTCGATTCTTCAACATATTCGTAAAGGAAAGAACTGGGCGTAGAGAAAAAGGGAGACTGCTAAGCCAAGCCACCCTTTAGGGGCTAGGAAGCCCGCCGCCAAGCCGTGTAAAACGTGGCAGAGGATGGAAAGTTTACTCATGGCTTTCAAGCCAGTCGCTGTATTCGACGGCTGTTCCGGCTACCACGGAAGCGCCGAAAATCAAAGCTGCCCAAATTGCTGGGGCGAAGGGCAGCGGTGCGATCTGGTTTACGGCTGAAGCCAGCAGATAAAGCGCTGAGCCGAAAACCATGCCTATGACGCTTCCGTAGATCAGCCCCTTCATCAGGCGGAACAGCACGCGCTTTGGCTTCTTGTTGTTTTCAGACATGTTTAACTCACCTCGCTTTTGTTCCGCCAGCCCCGCAGACGTGAGCTGGCTCTGGAACAGAAAAACAAAAAGGGGAACTGGAAAAGATGGGAAATTGTTAGGCTGTTTAGCTTGTCGCCAAACCTGTCACTTTAACGATCGCCTCACCGTAAGTGACTACAGGCGCATACCTTGTTGAAAGCACCACTTCAACAGCGTCAAACTCCTTCTTGATTTCCACGTCGGTTGTCAGCGGCCTCTTTATTTCGCTGGTGCAAGGGTTAACCAGCCATGTTTAAACCCTTGGCACCATTTACGAAGAAGCCCAACGGGGCGTAGGCAGCTGACGCGTTTTGCCCGGTGCTGAGGATGTAGGCTGTTCCAGCCGGTATGACTGGGCTTACGTAGACGTTCATGCCGTAGATTGTGCCGACAGCGCCGGTTTGTATGACTTCCTCGCCGTAATAAGCGTATAGCGAGAACTGTGGCAGGTAATAGACGTCTCTAGCGTTTATCGGGTTCAATAGGATGGTGTCGGGTATCAAGCCGTAGTTTTCGATTGCGGCTTTGGCTGCCAGAATGTCCTTTGTTCCAAGCCCGCCTGTTATCGTGAACTCTGTGCCCGTTGCCGAGAGGCTTTTGCCTGTAGCCGTTATCGTAGTGGCTGCAGCCGTGTCTATGACTGTTTGGCAGTCTTTGTCGATTGTGTAGGCCATACGCCTTGCTAATCGGCGCAGCTGATCCTCGATGACGGGTATGTATAGGTCTTCGATTGCTTCTCGGGTTATCCTTTCCCGTAAGCCCTTCTTGTATGGCGTGACTGTTATGTAGGTATATGGCGTGTAGTCCATTGGGAACTCTGTGCCCTCGGCGACCTCGGTGATCGCCGCAGCCCTTGAGCCTTGTTGTTTAACAAATGTTGCTGTTTTACCCGCTACAAGCGGAAACTCTGGGAATAGGCGTTTTACTACGAGGGCGGGCATTGTTAGCTCGATTATCTTTTTGTGCAGGGCTGGATAGGCTATTGCGCCCGTGTCAACCCAAGTGAAAGCGTCACGGAACATAGCCATACTCAATCACCCCTTCTAATACACGTGCGGGTTAACAGCCACCAGTATCACGTCGCCAGCAGCTGATGCGGCTTCCAAGGCATAGCCTAAAGCCCTGTTTCCAGCAGTAGAAACTGCAACCGCTCTTGCCGAAGCGTCTGAGCCGACAACGGCGCCGGCTGAGACAGCTCCGCCAGCGGTCACGTAAACTATTGGGCAGCCCATGATGACGGGAACCTTTGAGCCTGAAGAGGCGCTTCCGGCAGCAACGCCTATAACTGCGTCCGTTGCACCAGCAGCCGGGCCGACAGTCATTGAACCCGTCACTTTGACAAGCTGGCCTTTCGTTACGGCTGCGCTTGCAGTGAAGGTCACTATGTCTCCGGGTAGGCTGAAAATGTTTCCAGCAACTCGAGCTTCAAAAGACATGGCAAATCACCCCCCTACTGGAAGCCTACAAGCTTGCGGTGAGCCTTCAACAAGTCCTTAAACCAGTCGTAGTTCGCCAAAACATCCTTTTCGAGGACGTCAACGGCAACAATGCCTTTTCCAGCAGAGCCTTTCTTTTTAGCCTCGCTGACAGGGGTCGGCGCTTTAGCTTCTTCAGCCTCTTCCTCTTCTTCCTCTGCTTCCTCTGCTTCTTCAGCCTCTTCGCCCTTTTTGGCTTCAAGCTCAGCCAAACGCTTGGAAAGCTCGCTCAGCTTCTTACTGAGGGTTGCCTTCTTAACGCGCTTGGCCAGTTCAGCCTCAAGGGCGCGAACTTTGGCTTCCAAAGCTTCAATTGCCTCTTCACTTGTTTCTCCTTTGATTTGCTCCATAAGCTTTTCAAGCTGCTTCATGAAGTCCTCGTATTCCACCTGCTTTGGCGAAGTTTCTCCAGGCGCAACGTTGACTGTTGCCTGAGCCACTTGCGGTGAAGCCTTCTGCTCCGCGTTAACGGACATAGGCTTCACCTCACCCGCTTTTTGAACAGTTTTTGTTTCGGGTTCTTGCAGCCCAGCAGGCTTAGAACCCACATTATCATCCGGTGAAACGGATGACTGTGAAGGAGAAGGCTCCAAAACACCCGATTTGGTTAAAGACTCAATTATTGCGCCCCACTGAGCCTCGTTCATAGCTGCATAGAAGCCTAAGGGCTGAAAGCTTGTGTTCTCATAGGCTGGGCTTGCGACAATGCTTAACTCGCGGACTTTCGGTTTGCGGACAACTTCCCAAGCGCCCGGACAAAGGTGGACAAGCCTGCCCTCTTTGCGTGTTGGACGCTTACACTTTGAACATTCAACCTCGTCGCTGTCAACTTGAATACTAACATGCGTAACGTAGCCCCGTATGATTTTGTCAATGAGCCTTTCATCGCCAACCTCAGCTCTGAACAATACGCGGTCTCCGTCAAGGCTTGCATCCACAACTTTCCCAACAACCATAAGCGCCGATTCAGCGTGGTCAACGCGGAGCTGGGCGCCTTTCAAAGTTTCAACGATATATTCAAGGTCTTCTTTAGGCACCTGCCACTTGTTTTTGTTGACGCTTGTGTCTATGGCGACGCCTTCGATTACCACAAGCTGCTCTTTAATTGGAAACTGGGCTTCCTTCTGGTCGGCGCTCTGAACTGCCTTGAAAGGCACATAATACCTGAGCTGCATGTTTTTCCACCTAAATCAAGCCGAGAATCTTTAAACGGCGAAGCTTGCGCCTTTTCTTCTGGTTTCTGCCCATGTTTCACTCCATGATCGCTGGAAACATGGCGTTTGGATATTTTCGCCTCAAGTAGGCTTCACGCCAAGCAGCGAAAGCCTGCCAGTCTTCAAGCATGCTTTTCTTCTCCTCTTTCGGATAGTAGCCCTTGCAGCCGGGCACTGAGCACGGCGGATGAGTCATGCCCAATTCCTTGTAATGCTTAAGCAGATGGTTATGCGCCTTTTGAACAGCCTCGCTTTTACTCATGTTTTTAGGCTTGATGTGTGTTACACGGGCCATAGCGTTGCGCAAGTGAGGCAGGTCAATGCTTCCGTCGGGCTTATGGTGCGGCAGATGCCTCAACGTCCTCGGAACGGTTTTGCCTTCCTCGTCTTTTTCGCCTCCGGGCTCAATCAGGGCGAAGGCGTCGTCTGGAAGGTCGTTGATGTATTTGGTTGTCCACTTCGCAGCTTCAAAACTCATTCTTTTACACCTCGGATTATTTAATACCCGTGAAGTCAGTCAATGCGGGAAATGTCCAAGTAAGCCTTCAAAAAACGCATGCGAAGCTCGTTCCAAGCTTTAAAATCCAAAAGAAGCTGCAGCTCACTTTTCAAATGCTTTTCAAGCCAATTTTTAACGCTTTCCTTGTCCTTGAACCGCGTCTTGTCGAAAATGTAGCTTTGAATCTCCCAGCGGTTTGTTCCTTTAACCCTTCCCAACGTAATCTTCACGCCTTGGGTGATGGGCTTAACCCTAAACTTGTCAAACTTATCCGGGTCTTGAACCCGATAACGGAAAGTGTTAGTCGTCTCATCAATTCCCGGCATCTTTATTCCTCTTTGTTAACGTCAACAAGCTCAAGCCAGCAGCGACAATGCGGATGCAAGTTGACTTTCCAAGAGTCTATCTCCTCATCCCACTGCTCGGCGTCTTCAAAATATTTGGTCGGCTGCTCCTCATCCTCACAAACATATTCAGTATTGTCCAAGGCGGAACACTCATCGCAAACCTTCTCGTCCCGCATAGTCCGATAAGCGTAAACCCGCTGCTCGCCACGCCTTGGTAAAGCCCAAAAATCATTTTGTCTCACTAATCTTCCACATATTCAAACCAATTTTGCAAGCTTTATTGGAATAACTCGTTTTGTAATAGAAGGGTTATAACATTGACAAAAAGCTTAAGTCTGATATGATCGAGACGCGTGTTAGCTTTTGAATTTAGACGATACTATTTATTATGGCGATTATGACAAGCGAAGGAATAGAAGCTAAAATACATTTAGGTTGCGGTGCTTGTGAATTTTTCTACGTTAGTTATAGACTGCACCGTGGCAGCATATATGGGTTCACCATAAATGTTGCGCTTATCATACTTCAACACTTTAACTACAATGGGTTTCACCATTATTTTAAAGCCATCACTTGTGACGTATTCTTGCCACTTCTCTTCCATCACATCAAACTTTATTTCTTTACCAACATCTTTGCGAGGATCCCATAACTCCTTTGATGGTGGGCCTTTCATGGCAGGGGGAACTATCGCCGCAACAGCATTTACCGAATCAAAGCTCAGTGCTACAGGGAGCCCCTCTGGGGTGACCTCTGCGGATCTAAATATCTTTTTCACTACTATTTTAACTTTTAAAATAGTCCCATCCTGTAGCAAATACCTGCTGTAGTCTTCGGATACTACTGTAAAGTCACATTCAATCATACTTGCGCGGTCCATACCTTGGAAATCCATCATCGCTTATACTCCCGTAAAAATTCTTCCTTGCTGATGCCGGCTTCCTTTAATATTTCAAGCAATGTTCCCCTATCCAACTCCTCATGCAAAGGCACCGTTACACGGCGACTATTCCTTGATTTGAGCACTACATGACTCCCTCTCTGTCGTGAAACTATAAAGCCTTTCCTTGTCAAATATTTAATCAGCTCCCTTCCAGAAATTACAGGAAGCTTGGACATTCATTTTTCTTCCCGTAGAAGAATTGAAAATTCCCTAACTTCGCCATATGTGTCCTCTAATATAGCAGATATAGCTTCAATGATGTTTCTAAGGGCTTCTTGCACGTTCTTACCTTGTGAAATTGCACCTTTAACGTCGATGCATTTTGCAATAATCCAGCCGTCAAAGCCCTTTTTTAAAATTACTCGATAGCAATAACGAGAATTAATTCCTGCTTCATATGATGCCAAATTTACATCTAAAGGTTTCCCTACTGTCGAATCAGGCTGCAATAACACTTCTTGGGCCATATATTAACCACCTTTTGATACTGCACTATGATATTACAGTATATTTGCATTAATTATTACGAGGCGATTACATTTAAACTTTGTTAATTTGTCGAACATATTAACTTCTGCACATTGCCGTCTCGGGATCCTGAACCCGATAGCGGAAAGTGTTAGTCGTCTCATCGATTCCCGGCATTTTCATTCCTCTTTGTTAACGTCAACAAGCTCAAGCCAGCAGCGACAATGCGGATGCAAGTTAACCTTCCAAGTGTCTATCTCCTCATCCCACTGCTCGGCATCCTCAAAGTATCGTGTTGGATTTTCATCCGCCTCGCAGACAAACTCATGCCCGTCCAAGGCGGAACACTCATCGCAAACCTTCTCGTCCCGCATAGTCCGATAAGCGTAAACCCGCTGCTCGCCACGTTTTGGAAAGCCGAAAAATGCCATTAAATCACGCTCAATAATATTAAGCATATAAAAAGGGCGTTGAGCAAGCGTTGAGCAGTTACGGTTTAAGCCTGAACATTTATCGCAGTGCGATAAGCAGTTACGGTTTAACTCCATTGCGTTTCAGGATGGCTTGAAGCTCTTCAGGCGTGGTTATCGGATACTCTTCTGGGAAGCCAAGCTGTGTTCGGGCTTCTTTAGGCAATATTATGCCTTTGTCAACAAGGTCGCAGAGGTATTTCGCTTTATCCGCTAACGGAGGCTCCCACAGAGGTTTCCACTTAACCTTCGGGATTTCAACACCCTCGCCGAACTCGTCCCTGATGAGCTGCTTGAACAAGACTGTTTCAAGCGTGTCACCAATAATCTCCTGCATCATGCGAAGCCTTGTCACATACTCCTGCATTATAATTTCCGCTGTAGCCCTGTTGGTTCCCTCTGAATAACCCAGAAATATCTTTGGAACGCCTAAAACGGCTTCACGTTGCCGTAGCAAATAGTCAAGCCAAAATGTTACGTTGACATCTTTGGTTAGGCTTGGAACAACGTCAACTTCCACGTCTCCACGCACGAAAACATCTGTGGCCGGCTTTCGGTCACGGAAGGCTTCAACAAGCTGCTGGAGTTGCGCATCCGTCCAAGGTCTCTCGGGCGTTCCAGCCTTAACCACGAGCATGGGTTTGGCGTAAGTGTGCACTATTACAGCCATGTCGTCTTCAAGCTGGTCGATTAAAGCCTGGATTTTCAAGAGCGGACGGAGAAGGCTTGTCCCGTAACAACTTTCAAACCACCAGCTCTTTGCACCCCATTTGAAGTGGCATATTTCATCGCTTGCGAAGACGACAGGCGGGAAAGTCAACAGTTGAATGTAGCCGAGCACTTGCCCGTAAGCGTCTCGGCGGACACGCATGTGGACTGGATCGAGAGGTTTAAGCCACTCGATTTTACCCGTGTCCTCGTTCCTGCACATTTCAAGGTAAGCGTTGCCGAAAACAAGCATGTCCGTCGCGACTATGCGGAGCGTCTCCAGAATGTTTTGCTCGTCAAGCCAGTTTGAAAGCCATTCTCGAACTTGGTCTTCTCCGCCTTCAAGCTCGAAGCCGTTTGAAATCGCCAAGTTAACGGTTACATCGATTGAGGCTTTGATGTAGGGCGTGAAAGTGTAAAGGTCTTTGTATTTGGGCAAATCCTCGATTGGAACTGTTCCCCAGAGCCTTTCCCAGTAGGCTGTGTAGGGCGGGGTTACGAAGCCTGCGCCGCTGCCCTTCAACATGTATTTGGTTACGTAGCCCCATAGGACGTTGTCGGCTTTCCAGCTTACGGGCACCTCTTCCTCAATTTGGCGCCTGCTTATTTCGGGCGGGTAAAGCCTCTGAGCTGCAAAAGGCCTCTTAACGGCTTCCACAACGGCTTTCAAGCCTTTGCGAATTCGGTCCGCGACAAAACTCATGCGGAATCACCTTAATGGGGCAATAAAACGGCGCCTTTACCGGGGAGGGGCGACTGGACGGCTGCGTAAACGGCTAGAGCCGTCGCCCAGAACACGTCATCGTGGCTTCCCTCTGGGTGGCTGAACCGTATGTGGCCGGTTTTCATAAGCTCATATTTTTCAACGTTAAGCTCGGCGCACAGGTCAATGTCTTGGCGTCTCCGGACAGGCTCATAGGGTATAAGAAACTCTTTTTGCCTCATTTTCTCGCGTAGAACAGTCGCCATGTCCTCTTTTGTTTGAACCGTGAAGGTTATGCCCTGCACGTTTTGTATTCCGCTGTGCGCCATGTCCTCCACGATATAGTTGCCGACGCCTGTAATGTCGGCGTAAACGGCGCGAACAGTTTTCCAACGATCCTGGAGGCTTTTAACATAGCCTATCACGCTCGCATATTCCGTGTTAAGCGGGAACCGGTGCACGTGGACAAGCTTCAAAATGTTGTTTGGAAACCTTTCGACAACCACGACAACGCTGTAGTCTTGCTGTTTGCCGAAGTCAACGCCGATGTAGAAGTCTCCTTGAGGCTGGTCGTGGAAGTCGTAGGGCTGAAGTTCGGCGTCAATGCATGAAGTTATCAGGCTTTGGGGCAGCCAGGCGTCAATGTCTTCCACGAACTTGCTTTCAAACTCGCGTTGGAAGCGCTCTTCGGGAATGCTTAGACGCATCTCTTC